ATGAAGAAACATATTTTATCGGCACTGTTACTCACTTTTTCCGCTTCCGCGCTGGCAGCGCCGCAGGTGATTACCGTCAGCCGCTTTGAAGTTGGTAAAGATAAATGGGCGTTCAATCGCGAAGAGGTGATGCTGACCTGTCGACCGGGACACGCGCTGTTTGTGATTAACCCCAGCACGCTGGTGCAATATCCGTTGAACGATGTGGCAAAACAGCAGGTGGCTGAGGGTAAAGCGAGTGGGACGCCGCTGACGGTGATACAGAGTGATGATCCGGCGAAACCCGGCGAGAAAATGAGCCTGGCACCCTTTGTCGAGCGAGCCGAAAAGCTCTGTTAAATACCAAAAATGTTTTATTGATTCCCAATAAAAAACCGCAAACCTGGTCACAGATATTGCGGTTTTTTGCTTTAAGCGTGCAACGTTTGCTGCTTTTTTCAGGCCACTTTTGTCGCAGACTGGAAAAGCTGGCGGCGTCATCTATTCTTAAAGTGCCAGGCGTACTTAGCCTGCATTAATGCCAACTTTTAGCGCACGGCTCTCTCCCAAGAGCCATTTCCCTGGACCGAATACAGGAATCGTATTCGGTCTTTTTTTATATGCTTGTTTTTCATGGGTTTTTTTGGTGCCATCACGAAATCCCACGAAAATTACTCGAAAAATCCATATCCTGTTTAAACCATAACATATTCTGCACCTCGTGCGTCCAGGTATTTTTTCGTCATTGTTAAATTTTTATGGCCCAGCAAGCGCTGCGCAAAATCCTCACCACGCTCTTTTTCATAGAGCCTGCTCGCCAGGCTTCTGATCTCATGGAAGGAAGGAGGATTAGGCCCAAATTTAATGACGGCTTCATCACGAACGTCAGAAAATGCCTGGGTTATCCCATCGGGTGTCAGCGGACCCGGTTTTCTACCTCCACGTCTTACAGGTGAATAAAGCATATAATCCGATGGATTGTTAACCCTGCACCGTTCTATTACATCCTGTAAAACCAGGTCCGCAGCTTCAAGTCTCAAATCGAGGGGGATCGCCAGTTTATGTCCGGTCTTTTCCTGAGTGACAAACAATCGGTCCTCTTTTATATCACTGAATCGGAAAAGTGAAACATCTTCGCGGCGTTGCCCGGACACCAGAGCAAGATCACACGCATTGGGTAGCCATTCAGAATGCGTGGCTGTGGCTTCCCTGATCACCCTGAAGTCTTCAAGTAACAAACGCTCCCGTTTAACCTTCGGCGTCGGTGTTCGTGTCGGTTCCGCCGGGTTCCTCTCTATATGCCCCTCCACGATTGCTTCCCTGAATATGTCTGTTAGTACCGACCGCAAACCGGCAGCCATGCTCTTCTTATCGCACTGGACGTAAGCCTCAAGAAAAACTGCTATGTCCTTCGTGCTAACCGTCGATAAAGGTGTACTCCCGAATTCTTCCTTTATAGTGGCGATCTGATTCCGTCTGACCTTCATTGTGTTGGCTTTCAACTCCCTTCGCCCCAGAATTACCTCGTAACGCTCAAGCCACGCCGACACCGTAAAAGTTGGCGTGTCTTTAATGCGGTCCAGAAGAGAGGATGGAAGGTAATTCTGGTCGATGTAATTGTTGGCTTCGATTGCCTGGGCGACGGCATCTTTTCTGTCGATCCGACCAAGAGAAATTTCCTGGCCGGTTGTCGGATTTCGCCAGCTGTAAAGCCTGTCTCTTTTGCGATAGGTCAGGTTACGGGGCAGATTAGCGTCGTAACGAACTGGCCTTTTCGCCATGAGTCAGTCTCTCCAGTAAAGTGCCGCCAGAAGGTAGCTTCAGGTGCTTTGGTTTTGGACGGAGGTTCTTTTTGCTCGGATCCACATAGGTGGCGTCATGCTGAACCTTGTATTCTTTTCCGTGCAGCTCGGGCGCAGGATAAATGCGGCCCTCTCGTGCCCAGCGGCGAAGAGTGGAAAGGGAAGGCGGCTTTGAATAAGTCTCTTCTGCCCATTCCTGTAAATTTAGAAGCTTGGCCATATAACCTCCTGCTTCCGACAACTCATTATAAAGTTGCCGGAAAAGTGTTTGTGATATTTCAATATCAAGACATCCGACCGGCCAGAGCACGTAGTCTCCGTGCCCCTGTGATAGCCGTAGCCACGTAGCTGTTGCGGCGATTCACCACCTCAACTTTGACCTTAGCGCCTTCCACCAGCACCATGTATTCACTGGCGGTTGCCCGGCTGGCGTACTCACCAAACCTGGCAACATGCTCAGCCAGAGCGGCATCACACGCCTTGCTTGCCAGTGTGGAGTCATTTCTGCTTCGATTAATCAGCCTCATTCCTCACGCTCCGGATCAAATACGTCCCAGCAGTTACGCTCTGCGTTTGCCTGCAGTCGGCGTTCTTCAACCTCCACTAGCGTGCGCCCGGTCAGTTTCACGACCTGCTTATTGGTATGCTTTAACAGCAGCGCCAGTTCCTGCGTATCCCAGCTTTTTTGTTTCCCGGTCATCGCAATAATCGGGAGGGCGGGCCCTCCCGCCTCCCTTAGGCCATGCTCACGTATTCAGGCTTCATATCCGCCAGGGTGATGGCGAACTGATCGTGCAGCTCGTCGCCCAGGTGACGTTTCGCTGCCGCCAGCACGCGCTCGGTTTCCGCAAACCGCTCAGTAGCTTCCGGTTCGTCAGGCTGCGGAAGGGAGTTGATCGACGCCTCGACCTTGTTCCGGGCGTCAACCAAGTAGTAGCGCTTCACTGCCTTGTTCTTCAGCTCAGTGAACAGAGCAGATCCGAGCGTGGCCTTTGCCGTTTCGATGTCAGCCCGGAGTGCTTTGGCACTATCCACATCCTCAGCAGCTTCAATGCGATCCCGGAATTCATCAGCCAGGCCGTCAATGTTTGCCGCTGATTCCTGTGCGCTGTGCGTGGTTGTTACGCTGTCACCTTTGATATCAGCCAGGCTCACGCGCTGCGCGGGTGCCGGGTTAATTTCCTTCTCGGTGCGTGGCTCAACCTCATCCGGGCTGTAGACGCCAAGGATGACCTCGGGACAGTACAGGCGCGCCCAGTACTTCACCGCGAGGTAAGCGATCTGCTGCTTAGGTGCCGTTTTCCACAGTGGAGAGTTCCGGGTGGTGATGTCAGCCAGGTAGATATTTTCGCCCCAGGTGATATCTGTTTCACCACGCAGCACCGCGCCTACCCGGATAAACAGACCAGCCTCATCGCGAGCATCTTTCTTACCGGCGATTTTTTCCCAGTCACCGCCGTATTCGTAATGGAAGCGACCCACAATGGCGCTTGAACTGGAGATAACTGCGTTCACCAGTTGCGCTTCGTAACCCAACACCCCGTTAACCAGGTGAGTTTTCTGCGCCACCGCGTAAGGGTTCATACCCCACTGCATGGCCTGCATGACGATCGCCATACAGTCGGAAGGTTTCCCCGCCAGGTGCTTTGGTACGGTCACGGCGGACTTCGCCATCAGTTCGGCAAAAGCGGTCAGCTGGCCGAGCGCCTGCACGTTGAATACAGCGTTACTGGCAGAGATGGTGTTTGGAGCCTGCTCTGCGGCGATAATATTGGTGTTTTGCATGGTCATTCTCTCCATTAAGCCAGGCGCAGCGCTTCAAGGCGGCGCAGGTCGAAGTCGTTCAGTTCGTCTGTGTAGTCTTCAGTGATCGGCGCTGGCCACTCGCCAGTGTCGAAAGCGTTAGCGATGCTATTCATGGTCTGGCGATACTCGAGCATGCCCAGTTCAATCAGCTCTTCGCTGGCCTCGACGATGGCGATCCAGTGATAACCCTCGTCTTTGTTGACGAAAATCCAGAAGAACTGGTCCAGCGCCGCGGTATTCATGTACATGGCCGCACTGAGGTGATAATCGCGGTCAATGATTTCCCGGTGCAGGCGAGAGCGCAGGCCGGACTGCTTCACGTTCCACATGCTGATTGTTTTCAGGTCGGCCCCGATGCGAACGGCGTCGATGTCGATTTCCAGATCCGGGCGCACGCGGATTTCCAGCCCGGTTTCTTCATCGATACCGAAATAGCTCGTCTCAACAGCGCGATCAGGGTGCAGCAGCAGCTTGCCGGCTGTCGGGTGCTCGTGCAGTGCTTTCTGAATGGCCAACGCCGTTTGCATCTGCTGCTGGGTAACCAGAATCTTGTCGTCCGGGTTCTCGCGCCATGCATCCAGCAGTTCGTCAGCGAATACCGCATTCGGCTTAACGGACTTCACCGCCTGGATCATTTCCGCTTTGGTGCCGGACACTTTCAGCGGTGCTGGTTTCTGCGCTTCCAGTTCCACCAGCTCAGGGTTGATGATCGCTAACTGCTCCAGTAGCGCGTCACGGCTACCGCTGGTTTTCACGGGCGTGGGCAGGGTGGCGTTGTACTCTTTGATGCAGGCCTTCATCGCAGATACGGTGAAGTTTTTATCGTCACCAACGACCCGCTTAAATTCAGAAGGCAACTCGAGATATGCCAGGCCAATGGCATCTTTATCACCGCTCATCGGCACCGGCGCGGGCAGGGTGGCGTTATATTCTTCCAGCAGAGCTTTGATGTCGTCAGCACTCAACTGCGCGGGCAGGCTGGCGTTATGCTCATCGATAAAGGCGCGCAGGGTCGCCGCGGTGGTGAATGCACCCTCAGGGATCACTGGCTCTATGCTGAACTCTTCATCAAGGTTTTCCGGTTGCAGCGCCAGCGCATGTACGAGGTTACCCATATCCAGCACTTTGGAACCTTCGCGCGGGATGGTCCCGGCGACGTGGCGCGCGTTGAAATACATCAGGCTGACGCGGGCATCCTTCACCATGGTGGAACTGATGCCATTCGCGGCGTGATAGACGTTATTTGGCAGACTCTCATAGCGGCCCGGTTCGAAGTATGCCGGGTATTCGGCAACTGGTTCGTCCTGCTGCACTCCTGGTTCGTTTTGAGCCGGTTCTGGCTCGTTATGGTTTACAGAATCACTGTTTTGGCTTACAGAATTGGCATTCTGGTTTACATCAGCATTTCCCTGGTGCGCCAGGGTCGGCGCTGCAGCGGCAAGAATTCCAGCCGTGGTCAGGGGAACTGTTTCTGCAACAGCTGCATGAGCGCTTTCATCTGGCAGTACTGCCGCTTCGCCTTCCGGAACCGCATCGCCATTTTCGGCTTCATTTCCGTGATCCGTTTCCATCTGCACATTGCTGATGCTCTCCGCATTTTCTGGTTTTGCGACTTCATTTGAGGGGGTATCCATCAGACCATCAATGGAGAACACGCCGTTGCCCATGCTGGCGATTTTAGGCTGTTCGGCTGCAGCCTTCTGCTCTGCTGGGACCTGCACCTTTACCTCGTTTTCCCAGCTCTTTTCTGGCACGTGACCGGCGGCCGCCAGGGTTTCTTCAGTTGGGTGCTCATGGTCGCTCTCAGTCAGGCTCTTGTTGATGTAACGGCTCAGCAGTTCCGGGAAGCTGTGAACGTTTTCTTCAGCTCCGCGAATAAGTGCGAAAATTGCGGCACGGGAATAATCCAGGATGCCAGCGCGTTTGCGCAGGGCGGCTGACCACTCTTTGAACGGGCTCTCTTTCTTATTGACGCTCTCTTTTGCACGGCGGAAAACACCCCCGGGGATATCATGGATGTTGAAGTCCATAGGTAGGGTGGCCAGCGCAATTTCAATGTCCAGAGTGTCCAGCGTGTGGGTAAGAGTCGGATTGCGATCGGTCTTATTGCCGCCCCCGGCGCAGGTTTTGACGTCGGTGCGCTGAATCAGCGCCACACGGCAACCTTTCACCCATTCTTTGACCAGCAGGCCGCGATCCACATAGCTGGTTGCGCTCCATGCTTTCATGAACTGGAGAACCAGGCCTAAATCTGGTGCCTTTTTGGCAGCAGGAAACACTTCTTTCACTGCATCGGTAAGCTTCCAGAGGTCGTATTCGCGAACATCTTTCAGCCCTTCAACGTTCTCAGCGGCCAGCAGCAGGTTTTGCACGAACGAGTTATCTGTGTCAGATTCAAGCGCTCGCACGGCTTTAAGCTGATCGTTGTCGATATGGTATGAGAACTCTTTTTCAGCCAGAAATTGCGCAAGCAGGCGCTGGCGGAAAGGTAGCGCAGCTACGGTATGAAGCTCAGTAAGCGGCGTTTCGCGCCACTTCTCAATGGAGAACTTTTCGTCACCTGACTCAGCGCCTGACGTTCCGGTTTCGGTGGGCTGAGTTGCAGGCTGTTTGCCGCTGAGCCAGTCTCCAACTAACTGGCCGCGCTGGTTGGCCTCTGCCTTTACCCAGGCGTTTACGAAACTGGCAATCAGCTCAGCTTCATGTTCCTGATCGAGCGGAAAGACATTTTTTACTGCCTTTACCAGCTTCCATTCGACATGTGCGGTCAACTCCCGGATGTCCGGCGTGTTTTCGATAGCCTTCAGAAAGCCCTGAACATGGCTGTCTTCTTCTTTGAATTCCAGCGCACCGATTTCAATGTGCTGCGCCAGGCTGATTTGGTCCTGCTCTGCATCATTCAGCAGGTGCGCAATCAGGCGCTGTGGCAGACGAAGGCGGGCCAGCGGGCGCAAATCATCAGCGGGAGCAGGGGCGGTTTCAGCAGGCACTTCCGGCGCAGCACCTTCTACAGCCGATCCTGATACGGCGTCAGGCTTCAATTGCCATGTGCGCCCGTCGTCACTCAGTACATAGCGTTCGCACCAGGTAAAGTCGATAGTTTCTTCTTCCGGCAAATCATTGAATACCGGAAAATCGGTGCGGATCGGCTTGGCGTAATCTTTACCACGACCGGTTTCGATTTCGGCGTCTTCCAGCGCGACATCCAGCTGCAGGTTTGCGCGCGCTGCACTTTTCGCAGTGAACCAAATCACCGCATCTTTCTTGCCAGACTTCTGACTGGCTTTAAGCAGATGGAAAAATTCCATGTCAGATCCTCATTTTTGGATGTAAGATCCCCGGGCCAGAGATAGCGCCCATTGGGTGTGTTTTTTGTTTTGAGTTGTTTTCCGGTGTAACTTTGGTCGGTGGCACCGGACGTGAATCCCGCCTTGCGCGGGGTTTTCGTTACGCTTCGTGAGCCATCTGGTCGTATGAAGCGCAACGTACAGAACAGTATTCGCGTTGTTCGTGCGCCAGTTGCGCGCCGCGGATCAAGAGCAATTTGTTTTTCACTTCCTTCCCCTGCTCGATCGGTTTACGGCAGTACGCGCATTCTTTCTCTTGCATAACCCCCCCGTTAATGGCTCAGTCCATTCCCCATGCCGTTGAGATAAACCTCTACCAGCAAATCTTTGGTGTAGGTTCGCTCAATGCCGCGTTGAAGGTACAGACGGCCACGTGCGTTAGCAGATGCGGTCCAGGTAGATTCCTTGTATTTGACGAGCATGCCCGGCATAACTGCGCCGCGGTTGACCGTCTGGGTGCCGTAGTGCTGATGAACCATGATGATTCCCTCTCTTTTGCCCTTATCGCCAGGCTGGCGGAACGTTTTTTAACCTGCTGCGTGTTGATAACTCCACCTCACCCGGTGCTTCATATGCCGCCGGTAGCTACTGCGTGGGCTCCATGCCTTGGTGGTTGGGACTGCGTTTTGATGGATAAAGTAAACCCTATTCGTGTTAATCAGTCAACACAAATTGTGTTTATATTGGGCGTGAAAAATGACGGGATGTTTTAATTCAGAAAATTAATCTGAAGAGAGGGAGATGTGATTCCGGAAGGACAGTAGATTCAGAGGCATTATTGCGGATCGTCTTTTATCCGCCCTCTGACATATTTTTCTACAAACTCATCCAGTTCTTTCAGCCGCAGCTCAAAGACACGAAGCATGTTGTCTTGTTCAGCAAGTGGCAGCTGGTTAAAAAGTTCTATTAACCGGCGATGGCGATCAGTTAGCAACTGATCAGCTTCACCTTTATCACCAAACATCAGCTCACAAGGCGTCATCTTCAACGCGGCAGCAAGCACAGCCGCATCATCTGCTCCGATGCTGCGGCTGCCTGACTCGTAATTACCAATGCGCGATTGCGTCCAGCCGCACCATTCAGCCAAAACCCTTTGGGAAATTCCAATCTTTTCCCGGGCCTGCTTTAAGCGAGCTGCGATTAATTCATTTGTATTCATAGCCAATTTTTACCACGCAGCGTGTTTATTATCAAAACTCGAATTGTGTTGATTTCCTAACACATATTGTGTTTAATGCTTCAAAACAGAGATGAGGCCTTAAATGAACAACATTGCTAAAGAGCGCGCTGCGCTGGGAATGACTCAGGAGCAGTTAGCTCAAGTTTTTGGCTGGAGGCAATCCCGCCTCTCCAACTACGAGACAGGGCTCCGTCAGCCTGGCTTAAACGAGTGCCGGACTATCGTTGAAACGCTCAACAGGCTAGGCCGGGAGTGCACTCTGGATAGTGTTTTTCCTCCTGGAAATAAAGCAGATGGAAATGTCACGGAGTAATCATGCAAACACTTAATTTTCAACAGAGTAACCCATTTACACAGGCCGCGATGATAAATCGCTTTCAACCCGTTGAAGCATTGCCCAGCCCCGGTGATGTCCGTGACGCCGTTCGTGCATGGGCAGCCGTTGCCGGTCAGGACGTTGTCGCCGCGTACATCGTGGATCACTGGCGCAATTCAGGCGGGCAGGGCATCGAATTTTCCACTGACGTGAGCCGAGCAAGGCAGAAGCTGTTTCGCTGTCTTGATAATCGTTTTGACACCGAAGAATACCGGGAGCGGGTGCGCCAACTGACGCCCGCAATCCTGGCCGTTCTGCCGCTGGAGCATCGCGGTGTGCTGGTGGGCGGTGACTGCAAACTGACGCGCCTGGCGCATGCCGAAAAGGAGGTTGCCGAGGCAAAGCGGGCGGTGCTGCTGGATGCGCCGAAGCACCAGAAGCTGAAAGAAATGAGCGAGGGGATTGTGTCGATGTTCCGGCTTGAACCGGATCTGGCCGGGCCGTTGATGGCGATGGTTACAACGATGCTGGGGGGAATATGACTGAGCTGAAAATGGTGAAAGCCGCGCTGGTGAGACAGCAACGGCTTTCGGGTGCAAAAACGTCAGGTAATTGCGGAGAGCAGTATGTCAAACACCGCTGAAATATACAAATTCCCTGCGCCTCCTCCGGCGCAACAGGAGAGCCGTATGGCTGATCTGGAAAACGGCTATCTGCGTTTAGCCAACCAAATCCAGGACGCCTTATGTATCGTCGAGTTATCAGGGCGTGAATTCCGTGTTCTGAATGCGATTGTCCGTCTGACCTATGGCTGGTCAAAGAAATCAGACCGGATCGCCAACAGCCTCATTGCAGACAAAACGACGCTGAAGGTGAAGCATGTCTCTGAAGCCGTGCTGAGCCTCGCTTACCGGAACATCATTATCCTGCGCCGCATCGGGCAAACCAGATACATAGGGATTAATACCAGCCTGGATAAGTGGGCTTATACCAAGCCGAACTGCATGAAGTGCCCGTTGGATTTTCCACCTGATGACGCTGGCACATGGTTTATTGCCATCCCTGAAAACAGGGATAACCATCCCCAAAAACAGGGAGAGGCATCCCTGAAAACGAGGACAGCTATCCCTGAAAACGGGGATGGTAAAAATCACCCTCAAACCATCCCTGAAAAAGGGGATGGTTATCCCCGAAAACAGGGAAAGGCATCCCCGAAAACAGGGAACACCAAATACATTCTTCCAAAGACAGATATAAAAGATCTAACCCCCTCTAATCCCCCAGGGGGGAAGGTGAAGTTTGATCCGATGAGCATACCTGTTCCTGAGTGGCTGGATTCGAAGGCGTGGGAAGAGTGGGTTGCATATCGCCAGCAGTCCGGAAAGGCCATTAAAACCGAACTGACCGTGACCAAAGCTTTCAGCCTGCTTAAAGCCTGCCTGGATGACGGTCACGATCCGGCAGACGTGATCAACACCAGCATTGCCAACGGGTATCAGGGACTGTTCAAACCAAAATTCGGCACCAGTGGCCGTAAAGCGGGCCGGGATGTGAACCACATTTCACAGCCAGATAAAAAAATTCCACCGGGTTTCAGGGGGTAGCGATGAAAAACGTAATCGGTACTGGCAGCGTTCTTGAGCGCCTGAAGAAAATCATTCCGGCTAACGTGCAGCCGAAGTTCAGCAGCGTCGAAGAGTGGAAGACCTGGCAGGAATCCGAAGGCCGAAAACGCTCTGAGGAAATCGACAGAATGAATCAGCGCGCACGGTCGGAGAAGATTTTTGGCCGCGCCGGCATACAGGCCCTGCACCGCAGCTGTTCGTTTGCAAACTACGACGTGTCGTGCCCGGAGCAGCGCCAGGCGTACAGCATGGCGAAAAGCTACGCGCAGAACTTCGGCGGAGAAGGATTCGCCAGTTTCGTCTTCAGCGGCGCGCCGGGCACCGGGAAAAATCATCTTGCGGCAGCAATCGGAAACCACCTGCTGGCTGCTGGCCACTCCGTTCTGGTGGTGACCATCCCTGACCTGATGCTCCGGGTCCGCGAGTGCTATGACGACGGACAGTCCGAATCGTCATTGCTGAACGACCTGTGCAACGTCGATCTCCTGGTACTGGACGAAGTCGGAATACAGCGTGGCTCCAGTGGTGAGAAGGTGATCATCAACCAGGTCATCGACCGTCGCCTTTCTTCCATGCGCCCGGTCGGCATCCTGACCAATCTGAACCACGGCGAACTGGTTGACACACTCGGCGCACGCGTTATGGACCGCCTCCAGATGGACGGCGGCATGTGGGTAAATTTCGACTGGGGAAGCTATCGCAAAAACGTTAGCCACCTCCGTATCGCTAAGTGAGGTAACAATGCGTAGCAAAGACCAACTGGCGGTAATCGCATTTCTCGATGCAAACAAAACCGCAACGCCGCTTCAGCTGGAGCGGAAACTCGGCTGGAGCAACAAGCACACTCACGCCATCCTGGGCCGCCTGGTGCGGATCGGCATTATCAAAAATATCGGCAAGGCCCGCCACCCTGAGTACCGGCTTTTGCAGCGCTGGCAGGCAAAAGTGAAACCGCCAAAGCCCCCGAAAGCACCCCCTGCTGCGAAGCCAGTAGTGAGTGTTTGTATGGTGAAAACGCAGCAGGAACCGCCGTCAGTAGCAACAGTGTGTCGCCAGAACTGGCAGGGCTATCAGATTCATAAAATCTTCGGGAGTGCACGGTCATGAGTGAAGCAAAAAACAACAAAGAACTTGTTGCTGCGGGGCATGAGTTCGCGCGCCTGATGTCGAGCGACACACCGATCATCGATATGGCGAAGATGGTCACGCAGCTGGCCGAACGCCTGGACTGCACCACAATAGCGCTGCGTGAAAAGTCTAAGCAGTGCGACACCCTGGCGGCAGACAACGTGGCCCGCGCCGACATCATTGGGCGACTGGTCTGGCAATACAGCGCAAGCGGCATCAGGCCGGTTAAGAACTCCCTGAATCCGGCTTCTGCGCTGCTACATGACGCGCTGGAAGTTCTGCGCCATCCGGCCACAGCAGCAGCGGTTAGCGAGCTGAAAGCGCAGGGCGTTGAGTGCGCAACGGTGCACATCAAACAGAATATTCAGCATCTGCCGGAAAATGATCGCATGGCTTATCACGATGCTATTGAATTGTGCTTTGGTGCTGCTGCACAACTACGCGCCGGGGAGGTGAGAAATGTTTAAGCCAGGAACCCGTTGCATACACACATCGAAATGGGAAAAACGTAAGTGTCGGGTTGTCGCATATGATGGAGATTCAGTAGTCGTCAAAATGGAGCGTGGCGGGTTTGCCGGAGTACCTGAAAAATCATTGACCCCATTGCCAGCAGCGCCGAAGCAGGAGGTGAAGTAGTGGATCCGTTACTGCAATATTCCTTCCGCCGGATTGCCGAGCTGGAGCGCCTGCTGCTGGTGGATGTACCAGAAACAGTCTGGCCCGCTGAGGTTGGACTGGTTTACGCACAGGTTGAAAGCGCCGGGGAACTCCCGGCGCACCATCAGCGCCGCCTGAAGTTCCATATCAATCGTATGTGGCTGGAAAAAATGCCGGTACCGGCGATCGTAACTGCTGCCCGTTCGCTGGCCGCTGCCATGGAGAAATACGCGTGAGAGAAATCATCGTTGATAATTTTGCAGGGGGCGGCGGGGCCAGCACCGGAATCGAGCTGGCGATAGGGCGAAGCGTGGACATTGCGATTAACCACGACCCTAACGCCGTCGCGATGCACAGTACCAACCACCCGGACACGCTGCATTACTGCGAAAGCGTCTATGATATCGACCCGCGAACGGCTACGGCGGGCCGCCCGGTGGGGCTGGCGTGGTTCAGCCCGGATTGCCGCCACTTCTCGAAGGCAAAAGGCGCGAAGCCCGTCGAAAAATCAATCCGTGGCCTGGCGTGGATCGTCATTCGCTGGGCGCTGGCAGTGCGGCCGCGCGTGATGATGCTGGAGAACGTGGAAGAATTCAAAACGTGGGGGCCGCTTTTACGTGAGTTGCCGTTTATCACATGGGCAGAGAGCCACTTAAGTGATTTTACCGGTCCATCAATGCCTGTTGAGCAACGACCGGATCCGGAGCGCGCTGGTGAAACATTCCATGCGTTCATCAACATGCTCAGTACCGGCGTTCGGGCAGATCATCCTGCCCTCATTGAGTGCTGCGAGTTTCTGGGTATTGCTGCCGACGGTGAGCAGGCGCAGCAGCTGGTTAAAGGCCTAGGTTATGCCGTTGACCATCGGGAACTGCGCGCGTGCGACTATGGCGCACCGACCATCAGGAAGCGATTCTTCATGGTAATGCGCTGCGATGGCGTGCCGGTGACCTGGCCGGAGCCGACTCACGGCGACCCGAAAACTCCAGCTGTGCAGGGTGGCAAACTCAAACCGTGGCGCACTGCTGCCGAGTGTATCGACTGGTCAATCCCGGCCCTGTCCATCTTCGACCGCAAAAAGCCGCTGGCGGAAAATACGCTTAAACGCATCGCGCGCGGTGTTCAGCGGTTCGTGCTGGATAGTGCTTCGCCATTCATCGTGAAATGCAATCACACCACAACGAAGGGTAAATACGACTGCTTCCGTGGTCAGGCGCTGGACGAGCCGTTACAGACAATCACTAAAACCCACGGTTACGCGATCGCGGTACCAACGGTAACCCCGTTTTTCGTAGGGGCTGGCGGGCCGAAGTATTCAGCAAAGCCGCGAAGCCCTGAACAACCGTTCAATACCGTATGCAATACCAATCATTCCTGTGTCATTGCGCCGGTAATCGCGCGTCAGTTCGGGGCCAGTATCGGGCACCGTGCCGACGAGCCGAGCGCAACGGTCACAGCTGGCGGCGGCGGTAAATCGCAACTGGTGACGCCAACCCTGATCCAGATGGGATACGGCGAACGTCCGGGACAGCGACCGCGAGTTCTCGACCTGGATAACCCGCTGGGAACTGTTACTGCGGGCGGGAACAAATTTGCGGCGGTGAGCGCATTACTGGCGAAGCACTACGGCGGTAACTATACCGGGCCGGGCGTCGGACTGGATGAGCCAGCTCACTCGGTGACTACGGTTGATCATCACGCGCTGGTAACGGCGCAGCTGCTGGTGAATAACACGGGACATCCGGGCGGCGCTGCTGATACGCCAGCGCATACGGTGACTACAGGCAATCACCATGGTCTGGTTACATCGCATCTGGTGATGCTGCGGGGCACGTGTCGCGATGGTCGCGTGGTGGATGCACCAGCCCCGGGCTTGACTGCGGGGGGTCTGCACGTCGGTAACGTTGAGACGCACCTGGCTGTTGATGAATACGACCAGCTGCGTGCGGATCAGACGCTGGCATTCCTGCGCGAATACTGCGGTGATGACAGTGACGGCCTGGTGACGATCGGGGGCGTGGTTTATCGCATTGTTGATATCGGAATGCGCATGCTCCAGCCGCGTGAATTGTACGCCGCACAGGGTTTCCCGGACTGGTACATCATTGACCGCGATTACACCGGCACGCGCTACGCCAAAGACAAACAGGTAGCGCGCTGCGGCAACGCGGTACCGCCGCCGTTTGCTGAGTCGCTGGTACGGGCAAATCTGCCGGAGATATGTACGGCGCAAGAGCGGGCAGCTTAAGGGAAGGCCCTGCTGGGCCTTCGCACCTTGATGCGTACTATCTGTTTCACTCCAGCTCATTCTGATTCATTTTGCATCATTGATCATTTTTGAGTAAGATTACCTCAAAGGTAATTTTACCTTTTTAGGAGTTTATGTATGAGCTAGCCTTTTCTTCTGATGCTGAGTTCATGTTGTAAAAGTTGAGAGAGTTTCGTCTATTCCCGTATGGGAGGATGTTATGTTTAAATTTGATATGCAGATCGAGCAAAACTTCGCTTCTTTCTACCATCGAGAAAGTGGTAAAGCAGTGTTTGTCGATTCATTTGACAATGAAGAGTTCGATGTCAGAGTTGGCACTCTGCGAGAAAGCGAATTTGTCGCAACAGTACATGCTCATAATGATAACGAGCTGAATGATAAATTATATGAGGTCACTGCGCGTTATCTATGACAATCAGCAAACAAGAGTTGCTCGATCTTGAAGCGGATATCAACGATATACTTGATGAAGATTGTGCTGAGGTTCGATTTACCTTTCACGCAGCATACGATCGCTTAAATCATGCAAGAAACAATCCGCCGATCACACTTGATGAGCTTGAGGCAGTTTTCACGGAGTTCATACGAACCCATCTGCAAGCTGTTTTAACTTATGCTGAAGGCACAATGTTCACAATAAAATGCAATAAAACCCATTTGAACTTTCCTTGTGCCATCGTACATGACCGCCGGATCGGTAAGGTTTGGGTAGTTCAACAAGTACTTACTGTGATGCGAAAAGAAAAATTTGTAGCAAAAGATCCGTTGGTTCTTCAAATCAATTAAAGCTCGCTTGGCGAGCTTTTTTGATGACTAATCCCCTGAGTCATTCAAAATAACCACATCATCCTGAGCTTTGACGTCCTTATACGCTTGCTATGGTGACGTTCAGGATGAAGCAACCAAACATTTTAGTAGCGCTCAGAAGTTATGCTCCCCCTTCCATTACATGGAAAAGCATGTTTGTGCCTTTAAGTTGGTTGTGGGCACGACACCTTAGGTTGAATGTTCGCTATGCATGGTAGCGCTGATGTTCCCACTAAATCAAACTACACCACGACCTACGCTCGTTGTAGCTTTTTATTCAATAGCTTAGCTGATAATTATTAACATTAGCAGCGAGCTTTTTGTGCGCTTAACAAGTTGATCATTCTCACCATTGAGTGTACTGTTTATATATACAGTACTTAAAGTGGGAGGGAACATTATGCGTGTAGAAGTCACTATTGAGCGTACGAAAAAACTGCCGGAAGGTGCTATGTCAGCTCTTGAGAGCGAACTATCAAAACGATTAAAAGATCGCTTTCACGAATGCAAATTGACATTGCGCCGCGCTGCCACTGACAGCCTCAGCGTTATGGGTGGCGATAAAGAGCAAAAGAAAGCAGTAGAGACGATCCTGCAAGAAACCTGGGAAAGCGCAGACGACTGGTTTTACTGATTTGTTTGCTATGCGTCTTAGGTTTTAACAGGGGGATAACGTGGGTGATAGTGATTTAAATCCATCAGATGATGACTGGTACGATGTTGTCCGGCGGGCTGATGGAGCAGTGATGTGCAGTTTTCCGGGTGGAGACCGCTTTCTTGTATACCGAAGTGGAGGGTTGATCTCAATGCGTCCGCTGCTGGATGAAGAAATAATTTTTACTCCAAATGCCGTTGTGCAATTCCTCACGGGTCTTGGCTATCCTATTGATGGCCCATCTGATAATATGATCTCATCGGTCTGAACAGCCGGTAAACCTGCTGCGCCACGGAGTGAACACCATGGCGCAATTACAACTTATCAAGCATTCCTCTAATATCCTGATCCCCGCCACGCCGGAGACCAGCGACTTTCTGCATTCAAAATGTAAGCTCGGCGCGGTTCTCGAAGCAGAGTTTCGCCAACTGCGTAACCCGGCATTCCATCGTAAATTTTTCGCGCTGCTAAATCTCGGTTTCGAATACTGGGAGCCAACCGGCGGGGCCATCTCTTCAAACGAGCGAAAGCTGGTGACCGGGTATGCAAAATACCTCGCAACATTCGGCGGCAGCGAACCCGCGTTAATGGATGCCGCTGAGCAGTATCTTGCACGTATCGCTGACCGCCGCGCCGGCAGCATCAGCATCTGCAAATCGTTCGATGCCTACCGCTCCTGGATCATCGTGGAAGCGGGCCACTACGACGCTATCCAACTTCCTGACGGCACACTCCGTAAGCACCCCCGCAGCATCGCGTTCGCCAATATGGACGAAACCGAGTTTCAGCAGCTCTATCGCGCAGCGCTCGATGTGCTCTGGCGCTGGATCCTCTCCCGCGCATTCTGCAGCCAGGCGGAGGCAGAGAACGCCGCTGCGCAGCTGATGAATTTCGGGAGCTGAGTCGATGAAAGAGACATGGTTCCATCACACCGACTGCACCACGCAACAGGCTGAAGATCTGGTGGCAACATACCGTGCGCGTGGCGTGAAGGTCGAGCGTAGCCTGAACCCCGATTATATCACCTGGACTGTGAGCGCCCGATTGCCGGAAAGCATTAAGCCGCCGCGCCCGAGCCGGGTCTGGCGAAGCAAGGCGTGGGGGTGAGCATGGCTATCTATCGAAATAAGAAGTGGCTCGCCGCTGTTGGCCAGATAGAACAGTGCGTCCTGTGTGGCGCTTGGGGTGTACAGGTTGCTCATCGCAATGAAGGGAAAGGGATCGGGATGAAAACAGACGATTGCGCTACCGCTGCTATCTGCGTCACTTGCCATTCTGAGGTTGATAACGGGAAGAACCTGAGCCGCGATGAACGCCGACAGCTCATGGACCGCGCCATTGTACTAACTCTTATACAAATCGCCCGCCGCGGGCTGGTGGTGCCTGCATGAAAATCTATGACATTACGCCGATTGGCAAACCCCGTATGACACAGCGCGATCGCTGGCATAAACGTCCTGCGACCGCCGCTTATTGGGCCTTCAAAGCGCAGGTGCGGCTGCTGGGCATCGGGCTGCCCGAGTCAGGCTATCACATTACGTTCGTAATTCCGATGCCTGCCAGCTGGAGCAGGAAGAGGCGAGCTGAGCATGTCGGGCAACCTCACCAACAAAAGCCGGACAAGGACAACCTGGAGAAGGCGCTGCTGGATGCCATCTTCGATGACGACAGCCGAATCTGGGATGGCCGGGTTACGAAGGTCTGGGGTGAGAAAGGGCAAATTATTATCAAAACAGATAAAGGGGCATTGGCATGATTCACCCATCAGAAGTTGGTAAGGCAGGGGAGCACGTACGCCTGCGCACTCTGGAGAGCGTCTGGATTCAGGGCAAACTACGCATGTGGGGGCGTTGGTCAGCAATAAACATGAATCCCACGGCCAGCGATATGTTTAAAAAGCTGCTGGGTAAATATGTGATAACCCAGGATGACCTGAGCAAGGCGCTTAAGTCTCTGCGGAAAAGAGGTTGCTCGTCAGCAGAACTCGAAGCCTGGGTTAACGATATGCTTCAGCAAAAGCAGCACAGCAACCTGGTATTCTGTACTGATGATGAAGGCCTGATAATGGACCGGGTAATTGCAGGCGTACTCATAGAGAACAGGCCATTATTGCGGCTACTGGAAAAGCGCTATCAGAATAAAATGAGCCTTCGCTGCATGGCGGAAGAACTGCATGAAACACACCCGGAATTAAGTGTTATGACCTGTCGCCGCCGAGTTGATACATGGATAAGTCTGGCAGAATCGATGCTGTACAGGCCTATGTGTGACGCATTCGATACAAATAGTGAAAGATTTAACTTGCAAAGTGAGCCAGAAAAAGTCTAAATGTGTATATGCTTCGCAAAGCTGTATCGCAAGCGGTCTTCAAGACCTGAATTTACAGAAACCCGCCACTGAGCGGGTTTTTTACTTTTCTTTCATGCGTGTACCTAAGCAGATCATATCGGCTATATAAGCAGCCACATTTGAACCACCCTTAACGTAATCGTATTTTCTAGCAACCTTCCCACTCAACTCATATATTGTTATCTGGCCAATTTCGTCTTTACAAGCTTGTAAGGGGATGGTGAAACGACCGTATAGGACTTTAGCATCCCTACTTTTGGTGGCTGGAACGTCTTGAAATATTATGGAGCGAACACCTTTTGATTCCCTCAATGAGCCATCTTTTGAATAGTAATCAGAACCGCCGACACTTGCCAAAAAAGTCCATCCAGCGACTTTTTCCACTGCGTTTGTGGAGAATGAAGCTATAGCTAAAAAAAGTGCTCCTGCGACCTTTGATTTGTTGGACATCAATGAATTTCCTTGCTTTTTGACTAGCCTCTTTCCGTTCAGAATTGAGGGCAAAAATTTGTTATCGGCAACACTCTGATTTTATTTAGTGAATGAATTATGGGCTCGCTACGGCGGGCCTTTTTCATCAGGAGCACAACCATGAAGTAGCAAAGCGGTAAGCCCCCCATGGATGCTTGCTTTAGCTCAGGCAGCGTGACGACGGCGTTAATCCGGTCGGGTTCCCACGGCGACGTAGTGAGGGAAAGGAAGTCATAGACATCACTGAGTTTGGGGTGGCATCCCATTAGCGCATCAGTCAGCCTACAAACGAGCCGGGAAACCGGAGCAGCCACTGCCGAGTGTGGCAAGAAACACCAGGCCCTGGCTTATGCCGGGGTTTTTCATATCCGCGCCACGCCCGGCGCACTTCAACTACAGGGCCTTTCAGGCGTGAGCAATTGTAAAATCGATGTTGTTGTGATGCTCCTGACTCTGTTGAAAATAACAAAACAACGCTTTTTTTGACGGACTTCCCAGTTCTAAAAAGTCGCTTTTAAGTTGCATTGCATACCGGGCTGGCAGGGCTATGCTCAAAGTGCATTCTTTGACAGTCCATATTCCAATAATGGCATGGTGAATCCCCCTGTGCGGAGGGGCAATACTGGCTACTGATGTTGGTTATCTATGCATGCGGGGCGCTGAAGCCAGCCAGCGTCTCACCGGGAGGCACCCGGCACCAGAATACGCTCTACCTGATTTGAGACCTGTTTATCCGAGCAGGTCTTTTTTTTATCCGCCATTAGTTCAACGAGGTCGCCAAATGGCGGCCTTTTTTATTGCCCTCGGATATGAGGGCGCATTATTGCCTTAATCAGGAGCTTAATATGTTAGAAGCTGGAACCTTTGTAAGTGAAGATGGCAAGCACACCTTAGTCATCACTTCTGTAAACTTCCAGGAAGGTACCTTTACCGGAACCTTTACTGCCACTGAAACCCCGCTGGGAGCTTTTACCTACCCGGAGAGTTCATTCACCGGGTCCTGGCTGTATACCGCTGAACGGGCCACCATCAACTACGGTATCGCTTGTTCCTATCGTAATGACCAGCAGGGCTATACCTATGTTATGCGTGATTACTGGGTAGGCACATCTGGTGATACCCCATCGCAAATCACGCTGAGCGGCAGCCGTTCGTATACGACTAAGGCCGGCGGGCAGCAATTATTCTCGTTTGAGAATCTTACCTTTACCCGCCAGTAAAGCCCGACCTGTCAGGAGCAAAGCCGCTATTTAATGGCGGCTTTTTTATTTTGTTATTTCTCAGACTCACAACACACAGCACCCCGACTAATCGGAGGTGAGAGATATGTCCCATATGAGCAAACTCGTAACCGGTGTCGCGCTCGGCACTTCCGGCGGCACAATCCTGAACGGTGTTCTGACAAAACTAAGTCCCGATGAGTGGAGTGCCGTCGGCGTGCTGGCTGGTATCGCGGGCATCATTATTACCGGGCTCATTAACTGGTACTTCAAACGCAAGGTCGCCAACGCGCAGGTAAAAGCGCTGGAGAAATACGGCCCGGCGGTAAAAGTGGGAGATGAATGATATGCCGATGACCATCAGCCTGCGTAAAAAACTCATTGCCGCCGCTGGTGGTGGCGCAATGCTGATCGCCTCTCTCTTTCTCGGTGGTAAGGATGGCGTCGAAGGGCGAAAGTACGAAGCCTACAAAGACGTGGCCGGGGTGTGGACCGTCTGCGATGGTCATACAGGCCGGGATATCGTGAAAGGTAAGACCTATAGCGATCGCGAGTGCGATCAGTTGCTGTGGAAAGACCTTCAGCCAGCAAAGCGCACGGTTGACAGCCTGGTCAAAGTCCCGCTGAACGAATACCAGCGCGCCGCGCTCTACAGCTTCGTTTTTAACGTCGGCTCTGACGCGTTCTCAAAATCCACTCTGCTGCGCAAGCTGAACAAAGGTGATCACGACGGAGCATGCGAAGAGATGCGCCGCTGGGTTTACGCTGGTGGTATGAAGTGGAAGGGGTTGCAGAACAGGCGCGAGATGGAGCGATCCATGTGCCTGGCGGAGGGTAAGAATGACCTTTAATCTTCGAACGATTCTTATGAGCACTGTTTTGGTCATGCTGCTCGCTGGTGGATATGGCAAGCTACGTTACCGGAATGGCTGGTATGCCCATGCCGACCACATCAATGTTCTGGCTGCTGAGAAGAAACTTAAAGCTGAGAAAGATATTCAGCCGGTTGAGAAGAAAGGTGCGCAGGCCAGCGAAGAAGGCAGGGTCATCTACAAAACAATAACCCGCGACGTGGTGAAATATGTCCAGAATCCGAACCGTACTGTGTGCCAGTTTGATGATGAGTCTGTGCGGTTGCGTCAGCGTGCCATCGACGCTGCCAACTCCATCAGCGGATTTGATGCAGACCCCTTGCAAGGGAAGTGATGCTGGTGCAGACAGCGATGCGGATCTGCAATCAGATACTGAAACAGCGGCCTGCCTGCGTCAGCTACGCCTCGATAAGTATCGTTGGCAGGCATGGTATAACGCGGTTAAGTAAGCGTCGCTGGCATATGCAATGATTTACTCTAAATAAATTTATTTAAAATTTGACATGCTGCAATACCTTGATGACTCTATTTTATTAATATAAAAAACCACTCTATTGCCGAGGTTTTTTATATGAAAGCTGAAGAAATTATTAATATTAGCCAGAGCTGGTTGAATAGTGTCATTCAGGGAAATGGAATGATAGTTATTAAACCTGGAGATGAATCATTTAGGCTTAGAAATAATGGGGTAATTGTTCATGAGCTAGATTTTAAACGTCTTATGGCTTGTATTATCTCTACTAGTATTACATTGGCTATACCGAGTCAAAGCGGGGGTATTGCTCCAAACGTGACTATGGTAGATAAAGATCATAGAAATGTTTGGGGCTGGTGTGCAGAGTTTGTGAAGTATTTGCGAATCTGTTCACGGTCGAATTTTGTGGAACCGTTCATGGATTTGTTTTTAACATGCTCTTACGCAGCATGTATGCCATCAGTTCAAAAGCATGGATTTATTACTAATTACCTTGATGATTCGCATTTACATCTTTCTTATCTTGCCATGCCTTTGCTAGAAGGGGTAGCGAAGAGATTTGGTGAGGAATTCGTTGATATGGATGGAAAGGTAAAAAAGCCTTTTAAAAAACTAAACGGTCAATTTTATAAGAAAAAGGATCAATGTTCGAGCATTGGTGATTTGCTTTTATTAGTCGAGGAAATTGCTGATGAGGACTTAAAAAAAGACATTCTTAGATTAAATGGGATTGTTGAGTCATATAACCCAGGCCGTGAGGCTTACAAAACTATTAAGGAATGGAGGAACTCATCTCTACATGGAAGTCAAGCTTATGCAACAATTGCGGGAGTAACCTTTAATTACTCTTTGGTTATCATACTAAATAAAATAAAAATAAATTATGAAGAAAATAGGTTGGACTGTATTGATCATCTTAATTTCTTAGCTGAAAGGGATGGTGAACATGGGTTCATGTATATCCCTAAGGCTCACGGATGAGCATTCATATTCATCTGAGAGTTTAAATTTCCCCACTAAAACATTAAGAAGCAATCGCTCTTCGCAACACGGTTAGCCACGCTGTGAAGCGCTGCGACACTGGCACATCAACGCTAAGGATCATTAGATTATTGCTACAATCGTGGCCATTCTTGTCTGGTCTCTTATCGCTATTGCGGGAGCTGCTGGGCTGCTGTTCGCATTCATCGGCTTTATGTTCTTTATCAGTTGGCCGAATCGATGACGACTGCTAAGGCATTACAGCAGGCATTCACTGAGTGCCTGTGATAATGCTTTATAAAAATTAAGTCCACATGTAATGTATGGGTTCAATTTTTTACAAGGAGTAGTTATGACTATCGTTGATTACAACGTATTGATTACATTTGATTTAAGTTATGCAAATTCAAGTGATTACAGGGCTGTGAATTCATACCTTTCTGAGCAAGGGTTTGAAAAACTTTCTCATAAAGGAAATCAATTACCAGGTAATACTTATCTTGGTACAAAATCCGAGGTTGTTGGGCGCTTTGAGACTGAAATCGAAGTTGCGGTTAAACTCAAAAAACAAATCTATGCTGCGCTTAAAAAAAGTATGAATGGAAGTGGTCTGAGTTCGGTTGTATTTGTAATGGTATCTCCCTCACTTTCAACCTCATATTCTTGCTCAAAACCAATAGATTACTAACCGAGCTTTTTTCCGAAAGCCACTGGCAACTGCTGGTGGCTTTTTTATTGCCATCCCAATGTCTTCCTCTGGTGGGCATCGCAATGGCTTTATGGAGCAAGTATGCAGAGTGACGCAACGCAACGTCCATACCCACCGTCCCTGTTCGTAGATAACCCCGACTTCAAACCATACATCCGCATCATTCCCGCTGAAGGCGTTCATGAATGGCTGCATGCCGAGATCCTGAGCGACGACGGGAATCTGCATAACCCTGACCATGCTCACCTGCTGGAGGCCGATCTGTGTTTCCTCTGGGCGTCGAATGCCTTCGATAAGAAGGGGCGAGCCGTACTGGGCCAGGCGGAAGAGGTAATGATGCGCGCCGGGGGCTGGCAAAAAGCCCGCATGGAGCAGCAGATGTATGAATGGTTCGGGCGCATTCCTGATTTCATTATCACCCTGGCTGCAGATTACTGCGCTCAGTGTTCTGATCTGGAGTTCTGCGCGCTGGTGGAGCACGAGCTGTACCACATCGCACAGGAGACGGATGAATTCGGAGCACCTAAGTTCACGCGAGAAGGACAACCGAAGCTGAAGCTGCGCGGCCACGATGTGGAAGAGTTTGTCGGCGTTGTCCGGCGCTACGGAGCCAGCCGGGATGTTAAGCAGCTGGTGGACGCGGCAAACAGGCCTGCGGAGGTTGCGCATCTGGATATCGCCAGGGCGTGTGGAACGTGCCTGCTAAAGCTGGCTTAAATTTTGACTGATTATGACAGGCAGGTAACCAATGGCGTCATTAAAAGGGGAGGTCAAAGCCTTTATCGTCCAGTCGTTAGCCTGCTTTGATACTCCCTCTCAGGTTGTCGAGGCCGTCAAGAAAGAGTTCGGATTCCCGATCACACGCCAGCAGGTGGAATCACACGACCCGACGAAAGCGAACGGGAAAGGGCTGGCGCAAAAGTGGGTGGACATGTTCAACGGTACCCGCGAACGCTTCCAGAACGAAATCTCTGATATCCCAATCGCAAACAAGGCATACCGGCTGCGCGCGCTGGATCGTATGGCGACCAAAACCGAGGGAATGAAAAACTTCGCGCTTGCCTCCCAGCTTATTGAACAGGCCGCCAAAGAAGTGGGTGACGCCTACACCAACAAGCACAAGTTCGAGCATTCCGGGCCGAACGGTGGAGCCATCGAAACAGTCACCATGAACAAAGACGATTACAAAGCTGCGCGGCGGGAGATGCTGGAGGATGACGACTGCTGAGCAAAAGCTTTTCGCCCGCCGCGTGGAATGCGTGGAGGACGGCCTGTATTACGCGCGATACTTCTTCAAGCAGCGTACCGGCGGCAAGATGATTGTCGCGCCGCATCACCGGGTGATCCAGAAAACACTGGACAGGGTGATAGATGGCGAAATTCAGCGTCTGATTATTAACGTCCCGCCTGGTTACACCAAAACCGAGCTGGCTACCATCAACATGATGGGGCGGGGGCTGGCGCTTAACCAGCGTGCCCGCTTCATGCACCTGTCTTACTCCCACCAGCTGGCACTGCTCAACTCCTCCACCGCACGCGGCATGATCAAATCGCAGGCCTATCAGGCAATGTGGCCCATGTCGCTGCGCGATGATGCTGACAGTAAGGCGATGTGGTGGAATGAGTTTGGCGGCGGGGTGTACGCCAGTTCTGCAGCCGGGCAGGTAACTGGCTTCCGTGCCGGGCACATGGAGCCAGGCTGGCAGGGCGCGCTGATCATCGATGACCCGGTTAAACCCGATGATGCCTATAGTGAGATAGTGCGCGACGGCGTTAACAATCGCTTTAACGAAACCATCAAGTCACGTCTGGCGATAGAAACGACGCCGATGATAGTGATTATGCAGCGCATCCACTATCAAGACCTGAGCGGCTACCTGCTCCGCGGCGGTTCCGGCGAAAAGTGGCATCATCTTAATCTGCCGGTGCTCATCGACAACAGCCAGGCCTACACGGCGCGGTACCCTGAGAACAGCCACGCTATCCCGATTGACCACGGACTGCCTGATGGCTGGCTATGGCCATTTAAGCACAACGAGACTCACCGCGTTTCCCTGTTCTCGCATCGACGCACCGCTGAGGCTCAGTACATGCAGAAGCCCCGGCGTTTCAACGCCGAGGGTGCGCTGTGGAATGAGGCGATGATCAGCGCCGCCCGCGACCTGCAGATCCGTTTCGATAAGGTTCGCTCGGTAGTGGCCATCGACCCGCAGGCAACCAACAGCGATGAAAGTGATGAATCCGGCATCGTTGCCGCCAGTGCGTATGGTGCTGGTGATAAAAAGCAGTTCTCTGTCGATGGAGACTACAGCGGCAAGTATTCACCAGCTGGCTGGGCCAAAAAGGCTATGTGGGCATACGAAGAGCACGAAGCCGACGCGATCGTTATCGAAACGAACCAGGGCGGCGACATGGCTGAGGAAACGCTGCGTAACGCCGGGTATAAAGGTCGCATCATTCGCGTGCATGCCAGCAAAGGGAAATATGCCCGAGCCGAACCGATATCTGCGCTCTATGAGCAGGGCCGTGTTGCGCACAACGGCAACCTCTATGTACTGGAGAATCAGCTAATGGAGTACGTGCCGGCCACTGCCAAAAAGTCGCCTGACCGTCTCGACGCGGCGGTGTACGCACTTACAGAGCTCGGCGGCGCACAGCCATTGGGCATGATGATTCCTAAGCGCCTACAAGGGCGTTAAAACACCAAACGGACCCTGGCATGAACAATAACCTTCAACTGGCCGTCAACCATGCGTTGGCTGATGCCAGGCTTGCGCGCGCCCGTATGCTGGCGGCTAAC